TAGAGTCGCTTATGAAGGTTGTAAAGTCATATGGTATTTATGAGGGACAACCTAAATTCTTATCAGGTCGTCGTAAGGTTGACGATGAAGAGTTTGAGTATCAGAAACAAAGGCTGGAATGGGGATTAGTCCCAGACCCATATGATATTGGTAACTATAAAGACGAAATGAAAAAGGCTAAGGGTCAATAATGGAACACATTGAAGACGACAATTCTCAAGAGATTGATATCTCTACAAATTACGACTGGACAAGATTTAATAATGCACCAGTTCAAAAGACTAACGATCCATTTAAGATTGAAGGAGAAGAACTAACTAAGGTTTCTGGTCTTTCTTCAACATTTCGTCGTAAGATGAACAGAGATTTACAGAAGCGATTTGTCGGTATCGAAGGAACTGAAACACAACAGAATCTACTTGCACAAGCTATCACTGGCTATGCAATGTTCGACCTTATCGAGCCACCATATAACCTTGAATATCTGTCTCAGATTTATGAAATCTCTCCATATAACTATGCAGCAATTAATGCTAAGGTTTCAAATATCGTAGGCCTAGGTTTTGATTTTATTGAGACACGCAAAACCATTGATGCAATGGAAGAATTATCTGATGATCAGGTAATGAGAGCACGTAGAAAATTAGATCGTCTTCGCCAAGATTTACACGAATGGCTTGAGGACTGCAACGAAGAAGAAACATTTAAAGAAACATTAATTAAGTTTTATACAGATGTCGAAGCAACAGGAAATGGCTATCTAGAAATTGGTAGAACAACTTCTGGCAAGATTGGATATATCGGACATATTCCAGCAAAGACAATGCGTGTGCGTCGTCTTCGTGATGGATTTATTCAATTGCTTTACGGCAAGGCTGTATTCTTCCGTAACTTTGGAGATCAAGAAACTCCTAACCCAATTGCAGGCGGTCTAGACAGACCTAATGAAATTATTCATATTAAGAAATATACTCCACAAAATAACTACTATGGAATTCCAGATATTGTATCAGCAGCAAATGCTATGACTGGTAACGAATTTGCTGGAAAGTATAACTTAGATTATTTTGAAAATAAGGCGGTTCCAAGATATATTATTACCGTAAAAGGTGGAAAACTATCTTCAGAGTCAGAGCGTAAGCTCCTTGAATTTTTCCAGGTAGGTCTAAGAGGAAATAATCACAGATCTCTATATATTCCACTTCCTCCAGATTCTCCAGATTCAAAGACTGAATTTAAGATGGAGCCAGTTGAGGCGGGAACTCAAGAGTCATCATTTAATACATATCGTAAAATGAACCGTGACGAAATTCTTCTTGCCCACAGAACTCCAATTAATAAAATTGGAACCCCAGAAGGAATTAATTTAGCGGCAGCACGAGATGCCGATAAGACATTTAAAGAGCAAGTATGTCGTCCAGCACAGGATATTCTTGAAAAGAAACTAAATAAGATTATTAAGGAAATGACAGATGCCCTTAGCTTGAAATTCAATGAATTATCTCTTACAGACGAAGATACTCAGTCTAAAATTGATGAAAGATATTTGAGAATGCAGGTAATTACTCCAAATGAGGTTCGTGTTAGAAAAGGCATGGTTCCTCTAGATGGTGGAGATGAGCCAGTCCAATTAAAGCCACAACAGCAGGCAGAAATTAGGTCTCAGGCTGGAAATACAAGAACAAGAGATCAAGAGCGAGAAAACAATTCCCCAGACATTTCTGGCGAAGGCCGAAATGAACAAGGGGCAGGCAGACAAGTCGAGTAGTCCTACTCAACTGATTATTTGCCTTTTTATATATACAAAATTATAATTAAGCATATGAATATTGAGAAATCTCTATGGTCATCTAATGGCGACAATATCAGTCTGTCCGTTCCATTCACAAAGGTCAATCGTGAAAAGCGCACAGTCTCTGGTTTTGCAACATTAGATAATCTAGATCAGACAGGCGACGTTGTCACAGCAGAAGCAAGCTTAAAAGCATTTGATAGCTTCCGTGGAAATATTCGTGAAATGCATGGACCAACAGCAGTTGGAAAGATGTTATCTTTTAAACCAGAAACATTTTACGATCCAAAGAGCGGAGATTTCTACAGCGGAATTTATGTAGATGTTTATGTATCTAAGGGCGCACAAGATACATGGGAAAAAGTTTTAGACGGAACATTAACAGGATTTTCAATTGGCGGAAAGATTGTAGACTCAGATAATGAAGTTAACAAGTCTACAGGAAAAGTAACAAGATTTATTAAAGAGTATTCACTAATGGAATTATCTATTGTGGACTCACCAGCAAACGAGCTTTGCAATGTTTTGTCTATTCAGAAGATGAACGGACAACTAGTATTTAAGGGCATGGCGACAGAAGTAATTGCAGAGAATATTTTTTATTGTGAAGACAGTGATTCTGTTTTCATATCAACAGAGGCATCGTATGACTCCCCAGTTACAGGTAAGCCTGCAACTTTGATCGGATGGGTAGAGAGTAATGATGTTAACAAAGGGAAAGAGATAGATAGAATTCTTGCTTCATTTAAGAAGACAAGATTACCGTTGCCTGATACACAAACAATTGCAAAACAGGCAAACGCAGAAGGAGGTAATGAAGTGTCAGAAAACACAGAAAACGTAGTAGTCGAAGAGACTCCTGCAGTTGAAGAAGTAGCAGCTCCTGTCGAGGAAGCTCCTGCTGTTGAAGAAGCACCTGTTGCTGATGAAGCACCAGTTGTTGACGCTCCTGCCGAAGTTCTGGAAAAAGCAGCCGACGTATCAGAAGTTGAGGTTGATGAACCTGATTTTGCAAAGATGCTCGGTGATCTTAAGGGATTCTTCTCAGATACTTTGAACAAGGCATCTGAGGCAAACGCAGCTCAAGTCACAGCAATCAAGGATACTGTTGAGACTTTCAGCAAGAGCGTGGATACTCGAATTTCAGAATTGGCAGAACAACATACAGCACTTTCAAAGGCTGTAGAAGATATCAAGAACACGATTGAGGGCGTGGAAAAGCGTGTTGACGCAGTCGAATCCGAGACTGCAATTAAGAAGTCCTCTGACCTTGGCGGGTCTGAAGGAGTAACAATAAAGAAATCTAAATGGAACGGTTCTTTCCTCGGTTCCGTACAAGAAATTTTCAACTAAAAAGGTAGGTGAAATAAATAATGAGCAATGAAACATTAGAAAAAGCAGTTGCAACAGATACTCTAGTATCAACTGGCATGACTGGTACAGGCGCTCCAACCACAGGTATTCACCGTGGATCTGGTGGCGAAAAGGGTGGACTACTCAATCCTGAGCAGTCTGCACGTTTCCTAGACTACATGTTCGACGCAACTGTAATTGGTAAAGTGGCTCGTACTGTTCGCATGCGAGCAGACACCACTGAAATTGATCGTATTGGTGTAGGTGAGAAGCTCATGGTTCTTGCAACCGAGGCAGATAACACAGGCGCAAACGCTGCTGTTACTTTCTCAAAGATCTCGCTAACAACAAAGAAGCTTCGTCTAGATTGGGAGCTTTCAACAGAGTCTCTAGAAGACAACATTGAAGGTCCAGACCTAGAAGATCACATCGCCCGCATGATGGCAACACAGGCAGGTAATGACATTGAAGATGTTATCCTTAACGGTAACACATCACTCACATCAGATAACCTTTATAAGGCATTTGATGGTGTAGTAAAGAAGGCTAAGGCTACAGCTCACGTTGTTGATGCAGCAGGTGCTAACGTATCTCGTGCAGTATTCAACTCAGCTCTCAAGGCTCTTCCACGTAAGTATAAGCAGCGTCGTTCGGATCTTCGATTCCTCGCAGGATCGAACTTGATCCAGGACTTCCTCTATGCTAACAGCATTGGAACAAACCAAACAATCCCACAGGATATCGCTTCAAGCATTATCCGTGGAGATGTTGCACCACTAGGTGGTCCAGCAGGTTATGTGGCACCATTCGCATTCGGTATTCCGATTGTTGAAGTTCCACTTCTTCCAGAAGCACAAGATGGCGACTATTCAGGTGAGACAGGAAATCACGGAGATATCCACTTGACATTCCCAAATAACGTAGTTATTGGTGTCAAGCGTGACGTAACCGTATACCGTTTCTTCTGGCCACGCAAGGACTCTATCGAGTACACACTATACACACGTGTAGGCGTACAGATCGAGCAGCCTGATGCATGGGTAGTTGTTAAGAACGTTAAGGTCGCTTCCTAATTTATAGGATTTAGATCTGCAATAAAGCCCCCTAAATTAATTTTTAGGGGGCTTTTCCTTTTAATTTACTAATGCTATAATTGATTTACGTAGAATAAGGAGATTTGCATGTCATTTGAGACATTAAAAGTATCTGAACTAAAAAAAATAGCCGAAGACTTCGGCGTAGACATTGAAAGCTTAAAAAATAAAGCGGACATTATTGCAGCACTCTCAGAAGAAGGAGTTAGCTGGTCTGTATATAAAAAGACACTAGGCGAAAAAGAAGAAGCGGAAGATATGACTCAAGAAGTATTACCTAAATTTGATCCCAAGAAGCCTGTATCTGAAGATGCTGTTCTAGTTAAAATGGAGCGAGCTAACTTTAGATATGATATTCTAGGACATACATTTACAAGAGAGCACCCATTTGTAGCCATGGCTCCAGATCAAGCTCAAGCAATCTTTGACAAGGAGGATGGCTTTAGATTAGCAACACCGAAAGAAGTTCAAGACTTCTACCACTAATCTTAGCCTACTAAAATGGAATTATACGTAGGTTCGACTAATCCAGTAAAGCATAAGGTGTTTTGGCGAGGGGAACCTACCGATGCAGATTCCAATCCTACAGTTACAATATATGATGTAACTAGTGACCCAGTTAATCCAATTAATCCTGGAACACCAATATTTAGTAATTTATCTACAGAAAAATTAGAAACTGAAATTGGTGTATATCAAATTAATTTGCCTACAAGTGCTACATATAAATCCAGAGAGTTAAAGCTTGTATGGTCATATAACGTTAGTGGCAATGCTCAGGTCAGAGAGCATAAACTATATGTGGTTCAGCCATACGTAGACTTTGCTCAGGCATACTCATTAATTGGTATTGGAAATGATCCATCAGATCCAAACTAGAAAATTATACTGGACAAAAGTTTTATCTGTATACTGATACATATTCTATATATGGTACAGATTCAGACACATTAGCTCTTCCGTCCAAAGTTGCAGAACTATACAAGTTATATTCAAACGACGTTTTGTTAAAAGATACTATTAATAATATTAATAATTGGAGCTATCAGGTAGACATAACAGAAAGCGGTTTTGGATTAAGAATTAATAGAGCGGCAATGCTAGATAATACTGTGTATACCGCAAACGGAATGGTTCCTCCATCTATTCACGATTCCCCTGGAGTTTTTCAAAGAGGTAGTAGATATACTGTATTTGGAGAATTTGGATATGAGTATGTTCCAGATGAGGTAGAACTAGCAGCAGTAGAATTAATTAAGGATTATTTTAGCAAAGATAATCTATGGCGTAACAAGTATGTAAACAAAATTTCAACATTTGACTGGGATTTTGAATACGGAAGTGGAGCAACTTCTGGAACGGGCAATCTGTATGCAGACCAACTGCTTTCAGACTATGTCATTTCTAAAGTTTTATTGATCTGATGAACGGAATTATAGAGTCTGTATTGTCCATGCGTTTGGACGTATATAGACAAATAGATCAACAAGATCCTGATACTGGAGCAATTAAAAAAGAATGGATCTATCAAAGATCCATGGATTGTCACGCAAAAGGAACAATTAGTAATTCTGCAACAACTCGTTCTAGCGATAAGCAAATTTTTGATAATAGATATGCAAATGATCAACAGGTACAAGTTAGAACTATTGAAAGATTAACCTCAAGAGACAAAGTATCAAATATTCGTGACCAAAAGAATAACCCTATTTGGACAGAAATTAATTTTCCTAGCGATACCCCAACAGTTTTTGAGGTGGTAGGCGTAACTCCAATAACAGATCCTTTCGGTAGACTTATTGGATATAATTCAACTTTAAAGAGATCGGAGAACCAGCAACTTGGATAACAGTACAGCGTTAGTAAGTGCTGCCAGCGGTCTAGAAAGATTAATGGCGGGTAGTAAAGGAGATGTACTTAAAGACAGTACAGTTGCTCAAATATCTGCCTACCTATATTACAATGCTCAGGTAATTGCTAAATTAACTCAAAATAAAGCATTCCAGGCAAAATTTACTAAAACTATTTTTCAACAAATTCAAAAAGATTTCGGAGAGTATCTTGACTCTCAGGCAAGAGTTAGACCAAAAGCCTTGCACCATGTGTATGAATGGAAGCGTGTAGGACAGCCAAACGCTAGACTGTTTAAATTAAAAGTTGTCTCACAAGAAGGTATTTCTTTTAAAATAGGATATGAGCTTCTTCAATCTAAGACACTTGTTCCAACAACTAAAGGCGTACACAGACATGTATTTGCAGCAAAAGCTTCTATTATGGAAGAAGGGCTACCTGTAACAATTCGTCCAAGATTTGCAGAGAGATTAGTTTTTGAAGTTTCTGGCGGAACAGTATTTATGCCAAAGGGTAAATCTGTTACAGTTTCTAGACCTGGCGGTAAGGCTGCAACTAATCAATTTAAACTTTCTTATGCTAAATTCTTTTCAGGTAATTTAGTAAATAATTCAATTAAAAATTCTGGCTTTCAAAGGTTATTTGGAGCATCTATGGCAAAAGCTTTAAAGGTTCCGTCAGGAATCAAAAGAGTTCAATATAGATTTACTCCTAACACTTTAAAGTTGCAGGCAGACTTTGCACTACATCAAGCATTCGGAGGTGTCCTATGACAGTAAACTATAAGCTAGACGCTATGCTTGAGTTGAGAAAGTTTTTATGGAAAGAACTTTCAGACAGAGAAATTTTTGATGAAAATGATTATTGGAGCGATAACTTAAATGAAAATATAATTCCAATTGTTCCAGTACAGCAAGTTGCTGAAATGAATCAATTTTTGAGCGGGAAGAAGCATATAGTCTACGACAAGGTAGGCATGGCATACGACGACATTTGGCTAATATGCACAGAGCAAATCCTATTTACAATATATGCAACTGACTTTTCAGAGATTAATGAAATTAGAACCTTCATGATAGATCAGTTTAGGCGTATGGATGATGCCGCTAAGGATGTCAATAAATGGACTGGCCTATCAAACAAATTTAAATTCCATTCAATTTATATAGCAGATATCTCCCCAATGTCTCCTTCTGAGGAGCTTCAGGGATTTTTCTCCGCTGACGTAATACTTGAAGTCAAATATTCTCGTATGACTGATGCAAACGGGAGATATTTCTAGTAGTTTGCCTTTTGACCTCTAATGGCTTAAAATTGGACATAGAGGAAAGAAGCCTAGCCAGCTAGATTTTAATATTATTTTAAGAAACCCAGGAGGTGGAAAACAATGCCACAATCAATTGGTAATGCTAAAAATATTCTCGTCGGTGCGTCGCCACTATTCATTTCGAATATCGACTCAACCGTTGCAGGATACGAAGCCCAATATGCTAATTCAGAGCCAGGTCAGAATAGCGGTCCAGCTTTTGCAACTGGAACATCATATACAGACACTCTGAACGCAATTACTTCAGGAACATTCTATTACAGAAACGTAGGTTATACAAACAATGGTCTTCAGATCACATATAACCCAACATTCGATTCTGTAACCGTCGACCAGTTGCTCGATACAGCTAAGCTGTTCAAGTCTGCGATGGAAGTTATGATCATGACAGAAATGAGCGAAGGAACACTAGAAAACGTTCTAGTAGTATTCGGTCAAGCAGATGACCCAACAAATAACACAAGTCTTTCTGCAACTAATACAATTATTAATCAGGGATCAGCAGGAACAACAACTTCAAAGACCACACTCGGTCTTGGAGCAGGTGCTCTCGGAGTTGCTCCGACAGAGCGTCAGCTAGTTGCAGTTGGTGAAGCCCCAGGAACTCAGCAAGGTTCTACAGTTACAAGAGCAGAGCGTGTATATTATGCACGTCGTGTTCTTTCTGTACAGCAATCTCAGTTCTCACTAGCTCGTACAACTCCAACCACATTCCCAGTAACCTTCCGTCTTCTTCCAGATGGAAACTACGCTGGATCTGAATACGGTAAGATTATTGACCGTGTTTTGACAGCATAATAATTTAATTATTATCATAGAACCCCCGTATTTTACGGGGGTTTTGTGCTTGTGTTATTAATTAGCATTTGTTATAATAATTAAGACTATCCGAAGGAGGATAAATTGGCTACTACAGTATATAACGTAGAAGAAATTGAACTACAAAATGGGGACAAGGTAAAGTTAAAGCCCCTAACAATTAAAGAACTTAGAAAGTTCATGACAGCTGTACAGAAGACAGCAGAAACAAAGAGTGAAGATGAGACACTTACTATTCTTATCGACGCATGTGCAGTCGCTCTTGAAAAGCAATTACCAGATTTGGTAAAAGATAGAGATGCACTAGAAGATGCATTAGATGTACCAACTATCAATCGCATTCTAGAAGTTTGTGGTGGAATTAAACTTGACGACCCAAACCTACTAGCGGCAGCGGTTCTGGCTGGCCAGAACTAGACCTCGCCGCATTAGAAGGAGAAGTATTTCTTTTAGGACATTGGAAGAACTACGAAGAACTAGAAGAAAATCTCTCAATGCCAGAACTAATCTCTACGCTTAAAGCGATACACAAAAAGGAATATGAAACTAGAAAGTTTCAAGCAGGACTTAAAGGTATCAGTTTAGACGCAGAAGAAGAAAACAAAGAAGGGGGATCCTCATTCGAAGATATCAGATTACGAGCAGCAGGTATATCTGCAACAAGTAATGATATCGTTTCGCTACAACTCCAATAGGATGTTGTCAAATCAAATTGCTGTAATGAACAGATCATTCTCAGACACATTGAGAAGTACAGGACAGTTCTCCACACACTTTGTTAGCCTTCAATCAGATGTAGAAAAATTTGGTAAGAATCTAGATGGCGGAAAGTTAAAGTTAAATCAATACTTTAATGCCTTTAGAGAAAATGCTAAAACATCTGGCGGTTTAATTAGAGAGCTTGCTAAGCAGCAAGTTGCTCTACAAAATGCTATTCTCCAGCCATTAGGCCGTAATGCTCAAGGACTTATGCAATTCAATGTGCATGTCCCACGAGGTCTTGATGAAGTAAAAAATAAAACTGCAATTGCTAGACAAGAATTGCAAATTTATAATAAAGTAATTCAAGATGGTGCAGTACAGCTTATTAACTGGGGTAAAAACACTCAATGGGCAGGCCGCCAGCTAACAGTTGGTTTAACTTTACCACTAGCAGCATTTGGTAAAGCAGCAGCAGACGCTTTCCGAATGGCAGATCAAGAATTAGTACGTCTTACTAAGGTTTATGGAGATGTTGCTGGAACCTCTGCAGCAGAACTAACAAGAGTAAGAAAAGAAGTATCTGCTACAGCAAAAGAATTATCATCTGCAATGGGTGTTAATTTTAGAGAAACAATCGGATTGGCTGCTGATATTGCAGCAACTGGTAAAACTGGAAATGAGCTATTAAGTTCTATTTCTGAAACAACCAGACTAGCAGTTCTTGGTGAAGTAGATCGTCAAGAAGCTATGAAGGCAACTCTTGCAATTCAATCAGCTTTTAAGCAAAATACTGAAGAGCTTTCAGAATCTATTAACTTCTTAAACGCAGTTGAAAACCAAACTTCAACAACACTAAATGACTTAGTAGAAGCAATTCCAAAAGCTGGTCCAGTTATTCAAGGGTTGGGCGGTAGCGTACAAGATCTTGCTCTTTATCTAACAGCTATGCGTGAAGGTGGTATTAATGCATCAGAAGGTGCAAATGCTCTCAAATCAGCATTAGCATCTTTAATTAATCCAACAGATGTTGCAGTTGGTAAATTCCAAGATTTTGGAATTGATCTATTAGGAATTGTACAAAAAAATGCTGGAGATGTAACTGGCACTTTATTCGCTGTAGATATAAGAGAGCAATTGAAGGCTTAAGAGCAGATTTGGCATCAGTCGGAGAACAGTTCTTGGGAATTGCAACAACTATTATAAATGTAGTAGATAAGGTACTTGAATTTGTTAATAATTTACCAGGACCAATTAAGCAGGCATTGACATTCTTAGGTGGACTTACTGCAATTGCTGGTCCATTAATTATGATGACAGGTGTTCTTGCAAACTTCTTTGGATATATTCTAAAGGGTGTTGCTCATATGAAGGCATTCTTCAAGGGCGGAGAAGGATGGAAATACTTAACGCCAGAAATGTTGGCGGCAGAAAAAGCTGGTAAATTAGTAGAACAAACATTCTATAGTGATGCAAAAGCAGCATCTGTTCTACAAATGGCACTCAAAGGATTAATTGATGAATTTACAATTCTTCAGGGTAAGGCATCTCAATCAGTAGTCGGAGTAGGCCCAGCAGTTTCTACAATGGCTGGAAATGTTGTTGGTTCAACTGCTCCAAGAATTGTAGATCCAAATAATCCATTTGTAGGACAACCATATTCTCGTGCATCTACACATATGGTTCCACGCTCATCTATGACAGATCAACAAAAGATGCAACAAACATTATTTGGATTTGTTCCAGGATCCATTCCAGTAAATAGACGTATTGGAAATAATCCACAAATTTATATGAATGATCCGCTACCAAATGTTCCTGGTCTAACACAGGTTAGCGGAGTTTCAACAGGCGTTATTGCTCCAGAAGCAGCAAGATGGCATTCTATGATGGCTACGCTTGCTATGCAGTCTAAAGAAGAAATTGAACAATTAAGACAGCAAATTATTGCAACAGGAACCGTAAGCAGAGACTTCATGTCTACATTTGACGATATCCTTCCAGCAGTTTCAGCTCTTACAGATAATGCTGCTACTCAATCTGCCTCAATCGTTGCAGAACTTCGTGCAGGTAAATTAACAGTAGATCAAGCTAAGCAGCAAATTATTGCATTGAATTTAGAAACAGAAAGAATGATTGGTGCAGCTGTTACTCAACAGGCTGCTGCAATGGGCAAAACAATTAATCTTACACAGGTTCCAACATTAAATCAGCCAGTAGTTGATCCAACTGGTAAATCTAATATGCGTGAGCTATTTAAAAAGAGCAGAAGCAGAATGTTTATTGATCGTGTAGCACGTGCTCTTGGAGTACGAACATCTGGCGCTGGATATAATATAGAAACAACAAGGCCTCAAAAGTTTAATCTTGGTGGTGTAGCAAGAACACTAGCTGGTAAATTAGTTCCAGGACCTAATGTTAATAAAGATGTTGTTCCAGCAATGCTTACTCCAGGAGAATTTGTTATTAATAAAGAGGCAACTAGAAAACATTTACCTCTTTTGAGAGCTATCAATGCCAGCCGTGGTCAAGTTCCAATTGCACAAAGACTTAAAGGAATAACTGGCGGAGAGCAGTATAAAGTTAAAGCATTAATGGATGAGGCTGGAGTTCCAGTTAATATGCTTCAAAATTCTGTTTATCCAATGCTACATGCTACTAATTTATCATCAAGAGGCGGCGTAGGAATTCCAGGAGTAGCTTTTGTCAGAGATTTTAGAAATCCTGGCGTATTTAATATGGCAAATGAAATATTACGTCGTAATGGATTGCCTAGAATTAATCAAAATCAACACGGATTAATAAATAAATATTTAGATGATAATGTTGCTGGAGTTGCATCTCTAACAGAAGCAGAATTTGGAAGCCATCTTACAAGAGCATATTTATCAGCAGGAGTATCTAAAGATCAACTCACAGCTTTAGCTGCCGAAAACACAATGCGTTTTGCGTTCCCAGGTGAAGGAAGTATTATGGAGCGCAGAGCAATGTTAATGAATCAGCTCCGTACAAGATTTGGAACCGATGGAATTAGAGTAAAGCCAGACAAAAATCCAAATAATATTATTGTTAGTTTCCCAGGACAGCCTCCATTTAAAATTAGGCATGAGGCCACTCGTGGACTTTCTAAATTAACTGGTGGAGTTACATATGAGTCTATTAGACAAGGTCTTCCTGCAGGTATTAGCGGTGGACAAAAACTTTCATATGCACATGCTCCGCTAGACACAACACTGTTTATGAATTCTGGCGGAATGGTTCCAGGAGTTCAATATTTGCAAGAAGGCGGAATGGCTGCATTTAGAACTGGATTTGAATCTCAAGCAGGTACAAAAGGTAACAGGCAATATTTTGGTTCAGGATTATTTAAATCAGATAATACTGGCATGCGTGGCATGGCAATGGGTATGGGTCTTGGTATGGCTGGATCTATGGTTGGAGGCCAAGCTGGACAAATTATGCAAATGGCATCCATTCTACCTATGCTTGCACCAAACTTACTCACAAAAACATTTAATGGCCTAAAGGGAATTACATCTGGATTGAGCGATACTGGAAAGATGGCTGGATTTGCAGGTAAGGCATTAGGATTAGCTTTTAGAGCAGGACCACTTCTTGGAGTTACAGCAGCACTTACTGGTGTTGCTTTAGCTGTTAGATATGTAAGACAAGAAGCAGAAAAACGCAGAAAAGAAGAAATTGCTTCAGTTGGAATTACAAAAGAGATGGCGGAAGAGGCTAAACTTAAAAACCTTAATCTGTCTGATTCTATTAAAAAGGTTACAGAGCAGTTAAAGTTACAAAGAGCTGCTGGTATGGCTGCTTATGAAGCATATACCCAATCTGGAATTCCTCAACTTACGCTTACTATTAAAGAATTAAAAGCAGCACAAAAAGAAGCAAAAGAAACAATGAAAGATAGCATAGATGTATTTAATAATGCTGATCCTTCAGAAGTTGTAAACCTTGCAAAGAATCTAAAAGCAGAATATATTGCTGGCGGAATGAGTGTGCAGGAAGCAACAAATAAAATTTATGCACTTATTTCTGTTTCAAATAAAGCAAACCAAGCATTGTCAGTAGTAGCAAATAGCGGATTTGTTGCTATCCAGGATGAATCAACTGCAGCAGACTTTAAGATTAAAACAGTTATTGCTAGTTTAAATTCAGTAGATGGAGAAGCACTAGCAAGCGGAATTGATTCCATGGTTGCCTTATTAGATATGTCTATAGATAAATTAACTACTACAAAAGATGAGTTTGGCAATGTAATGGATGCTGGAGAAGCATTAGAAGCCCAGTTTGATAAAATTGCAGCAGCTGGCGGAACAAGTCCAATTGGAGAAAATGCATATCAAAACTTAATCAAGGTTCGTCCAGAGCTTGAGGGAATTATTACTAGTGCAGATTCACTAGAAACTATTTATGCAAAATGGCAAATAGCTACCGCTGGAGTAGTAGTCAACCTTGAAAAACTTACTGCAGCTCAAGCCCGTTCCTTAGCTCTTGCTCAATCTGCCGCAAGAGATGCTATCACAAATCTTAAAGAAACTGGAGCAGAAGGCGTACTTGGAGCATCACAAAAAGCATTAGAGAAATTAAATAAAACAATTGGAAAGAATACTGTAGATTCTCAGGCAGCATACGAAAATTCTCAGAAAAATGCAGAAAAAGAATTAGAATTAATTGATAAGAAGATTAAAAAAATTAATGAAGAGGCAGAAGCTAGAAAGAAAGCTCTTCAAGATCAAAAAACAGGCGAAGACTTAAGGCTTGAAATTCAAAAAGCGCAACTTGAATATCAGGATAAAGTTGCTGCTGGAGATATGGCTGGAGCAGCGCAAGCACAAATTAGAATTAAACAGCTTGTCGGAGAAAGAGAAACTCAAAAAGCAATTGATTCAATTGAAGAAAATCGTGCAAAGCGTGTTAAGGCAGAAGAAGCAAAAGCTGACAAAATTAGAGCAGCTGCAAAGCGTCGTGAACAAGCAAATGCTAGTGTTGTAACAAATGCTGCACGTGCTGCTGAGCAGCGTGGAATTATTCAAGATCTTCAGGCTAAGTATGAAGACTTGTTAATGAGACAAAATAATCTAGAGTTTATTAAAGACCCTACTTCTAAAGACAGAGAAGCAAAGAGTATTACTGGAGGAATTAATCAGCTTTCAAGAGATATTGCTGCCGCAGGAAAAGGTAACTCACAGTTTGCCAAGATATTGGCAGATGCATTCCCAGGCTTAGTAGCACTATCTGGTGGAGTATTAGCTGCACAAGATAAGACTACTACATATCAAACTTCTCCATCTTTAGTTGGAGGGGTATTAACAGGAGGAGCATCAGGTGTCACAACCAGCCTTGCTCAATCACAATTTAATGCGGATGCAGCAAAATTAAAAGCTGAAACAGCAGCACAATTTGCAGCATTAAGTGGCGGAGCAACACTACAAGATGTTGTAGATGCTGTTTTAGGTAAAAAGGGTACTGGCGAACCTGGAACTATAAATAATCCATTTAAGGTAATTACTGGTCCAAAGAAAAAAGCTTATGAATTAAATGAACGAGGCACTTTAACAACAGAAGGTGGAAGACAATTAATTGCTGATAAGGGATATGAAGCAAATAAATATTTTGAATATGAGGGTAAAACTTATAGAGTAGCTTCTATCTATAAAGGAGGCGCAGGAACAGTTTTAGAATCTAGATGGACGGGTAGATCTACCTTTGGTCGTGTAGTTCCTGGAAGAAATTATGTTGTAGGAGAACGTGGTCCAGAATTCTTTAGAACTGACTTGCCAGGAAATATAGGTCCATACTATAATGTACCTAAAGGACCAAACAATGCTGTTTATCAAGCGGGATCAACTAGCATTTCTGGCGGAAGTAATAATCAAGTATTTAATTTCCACTTTGAAGAAGCTCCTAAGAATGCTAGAGAGTTATTTACAGAGTTCAAGAAATTGGTTAAAATGGAAATGTCTAAGTCTGGAGAGACTGTAGTATATGGAGGAAGATATTAATGGCAATTTATTTACCCGTAGGTTCGCTACTATACTTTGATAATTCCGCCACATCTACGCCATCATGGCAAAAACTATCTGAGCATAATAGACAGCCAATGTCTATTACTCATGCAAGAATTCAAAAAGTACAAAGAATGTCTAATGGCACATTAAGAAAATTCTTTATAGCAGATAAAAGAGAATTCAGCGTATCTTGGCAACTATTACCTACATTTTCTAATATGACTGTAGATAACGGTTGGGGCAAATCTGATATCTTATCATTCTATGAAGGAAGTAAAGGACAAGGAACTTTTAAAATGAAAATTGTTTACGGTAAAGATCAATCTAATCCATCACTGGATAGAGATGAAATCGTTACTGTATCATTTACATCCTGCAGTTTTGAAGTTGTTAAACGTGGCGTCAAAAACACAGGAGCTGATCCAGCACAGGAATTCTGGAATGTATCTCTAGCAATGGAAGAGGTATAATGATATCTCATTCAAATTTAAATAATTTAAAAACAGTTTTTTATAACAATACTTCTATCAAGACAGAGGTAGGCTGTACTATCGAATATAACATGAACTCTTTGTTAGATAATATTCGTGTCACATATGACTCAGCCTTGGAGACATACTACTTACAATTAAATGGAAAGATTAATATATTTAAAAAGTTATTTCCTATAGATTCGATTATTAAACCATTTAGATCTTTATACGGTGGAAATAAATATTTGATATGGACTAATT